GCAGAAAACATTCACATTCAGACGGAGTATATGCACCACTCCACGGGAACCAAGTTCTACGAGGTGGTGCAGCTTTGGAATGTGGATGCCAAGAAGTTCATTGTCATCAAGCGCTGGGGGAAAGTCTAGCAAGGCCCTGCGTGCGACGGCGGCCAAGTCAAGGTCGAAACCTATACACGTCAAACGCTCGCGCAAGACGCGGCTAACAAGATTCTGATTGAGAAACACAAAGGCAAAAACGGCGAGAACTACTTTGACGTGAAAGCCCCCAACATGGGTCTGCATGGTCGCTCAAGCGATCCTGATCTCGGTGAGCTAGGCGAATACCTCAAAGACCACTACGGTATCACGCGAGCACAGCATTTGTGGCAGCTCCTTGGTATCGAGTCAGTCAGTCTCGCGGGTGAGATCAAACTACCTGGCTCTGAGTTTGGCGTGCCAATTAAACCACCGAAGCCAGAACCTGTGCGCTCGGAAGACTGGGGTAGCTGGTGAACATCACGCCGATCTGGATGCCAACTCCGCTCGAAGCTGTGATTGGTGGAGAGCGCAAGGCTATTCGCGAGAACGCCGTAAGCGCGATGCTTGGCACGTTGTCGGAGCGGACGCAGCTATTGGTGCTCAACGAGCTACGCGGCACCGTCGTGAACATGCTCAAGGCTAAGTTGCAGGAAGACGCTCAGCTCCTGATTAAGCGCGCGACAATCACTGCAATGCTCAAGCAACGGGTCGAGCAAATGGAAGTCATCGAAGTAAAAGACAGCCTCGGGTGGGGCACTTGGTAAAGGAGATTGATATGAACGACACGGTAAAACTGCCAGCGAGTGCGAGCATGCGTGCCGACAATGCCTATTCACTGGACTGGTGTGACATCAGAGAACATCGTCCAAGCTACATGGTGTGCGCAAACAAGGTCGAAGCATTCAAGCGTGACGGCAAGCTTGGTTTTCCCGACTGCGAGAAAGCAATCGGCAATCGGTCCTGCCCGGCGCTGCACATGCGCGAGAAGGAGATCGCGATCGACGAGTCGCTGTATTACGTCAAGCGCGGCGCGCTCCCGCTGCCGGCCGTAGACCGCCCGATGGTTGAACCATCAAAATTCAATGCTCGCGCGACACTTGGCACGACCAAGAAAGCCGCCGCCCCCAACACAGAATTCAAGATCGATGCCGGCTCCTACGCTGACGCCTTGAACAACGCTATCGCAGAATCCAGTAACCCTCTCGATCATGATGGGCCAGACTCCCCTGACGGCCCACCAAGCGAGGGCTTTCGCGAAGGGTTTATTCGCGAACCTGCGCCCCCAACACCCATGCCCTCTACTCAGGGCATGAGTCTGCTCGAAATTGCCCGCCGCAATATGGGCAAAACCGTTTAATAATCAACCCTTTGGAGTAAGTCATGACTGACGGAAGCGCACCGAACACCGAACCCACCAAGCTGGCCGCCGAAGTAAGCGAGTTCTTTTCTACGCCGCAGCCCAACGTCGAAAGAGTTCTGGAGTTCAAGCGAAAGATCGAAGAACAAACCCAAGACGCTTTTCATCGTCAGTTTCAAACCAACAGCGAAATGTTCGCAGCCGGCCACATGCCTCAGGCGGTCATGGCAGCAAATGTCGGCGGCGCCGCGCACGTGCTGGCTTGCATGGCGTTCGAAGCCAAAGCTGGCGCCGAATCAGCCAAAAGGATGCTCGATCACTTGATGGTCGGCCTCAAGAAGCAGATCGACCAGATTTACACCGGACTGTCCAAACAGTTCCCACCGCAGGAAGTCCTGCCACCTACCGAGGAGAAAGCCAATGTCGATGAACAGCCAATCAATTCTTAAAGCCATCCTGCACATCGCAGGAGAGGCCAGCAAAAACACCAAGATCGAACTGGTCAAGCACTACGGCACGCACAAGGAGTTTGTGCGTGTGCTGCAAGCCGCGCTCGACCCGCTGCTGAGCTACGGTGTTGCCAAAACGACTTTCCCAAACATTGGCAGTAGCGGCGAGGGTCACTTTCGGGACGCGACGTGGTATCTGCTGGCCGACCTACAGGCTCGCAAGCTGACCGGCCAGGCGGCGATCGACCAAATCTTTGCCGAGCTGGCCGGCCTTGAGCCAGACAGCCAGGAACTGCTGCGTCGGATCATCTTGAAGGATCTGAAAGCTGGCTTTTCGGAGTCCACCGTCAACAAGGCGCTGCCTGGCACTATCGCCGAGTTTCCCTACATGCGTTGCAGTCTGCCCAAGGCAGTCAAGCTCGACAAGATCGACTGGAAGCGCGGCGTCTTTAGCCAGGAGAAGGCCGATGGCATGTTTGCCAATATCGACTTCTACGACGGCAGCTTTGATGTCAAGGTGCGTAGCCGGCAAGGCAACGAGTTCCCGCTCGATCAGTTCGGGCCGCTGATTCACGCCGTCACCAACTACCTGGAGTCTGGCTTCGAGTATCACGGCGAACTGCTGGTCTACTACAACGGCAAAGTTCTGCCACGTGAGCTGTCCAACGGCGTCATGAACCGTGTCAGTTCCGGCGGCGCGCTCGCAGAAGGTGAAGTCATTCGCTTTCACGTCTGGGACCAAGTGCCGCTTAGCGCGATCAAGCCAAAGGGCGTCTTCAATGCGCCCTATGAAACCCGCTGGGGCCGTCTGGTGAACCTGCTGGTTGAGACACCGCACGACTGCCCAATCGAGTTGATCGATAGCGTGCTCTGCCATAGCTACGAGGAAGTGCTGATCCACTGCCGCGAGAAGATGATTCAAGGCAAGGAAGGCACGATCGCAAAGCTGGCAACGGCCATCTGGAAGGACGGCACCAGCAAAGAGCAAATCAAGTTCAAGCTCGAAGCTGACGTGGATCTCAAGATCGTCGGCTTCACACCCGGCAACGGCAAGAACGAAGCCACTTTCGGATCGGTGCAAACCGAAACCGCCGACGGTCTGCTCGCGGTCGATGTCTCGGGCATGAGTGACGCGGTGCGCGCTGAGATTCACAGCAAGCGCGACCAGTTGATCGGCACCATCATGACGGTCAAAGGGAACGGCGTCATGAAGTCGATCTCGGGCAAGCACTCGATTTTCTTGCCACGCTTTGTCGAATTGCGTGGCGACAAGAGCGAGGCTGATACCTACCAACAAGTCCTCGATCAGTTCGAGAGTGCGGTGAAGGCGGCATGATCGATAACTTCCAACAAGTAGCCATCCAACGCGACTTTGCGATAGATGGCTATCGACTCTACCTGGGTAATCACCATCACGGGAGCATGAGCACTTCAGGTGGAATCGTGACGCCTCCATCGTTGCATTACGTCAGTAGTTTCATGATTGTGACGGTGCCCGATGACGGCTCCTTGATGCCAAACGTCCCATCGATCAGCGGCGAGACGGCTCAGCGCCTGCTGCAAGCCCTGTGGGACGCCGGCCTTCGCCCGAACAAAGGCGAGGGTAGCGCAGGGCATGTGGCGGCCATAGAGCGTCACCTGGAAGACATGCGCCGCCTCGCCTTCGCCGCTCACCTTCCCGAGCCAACACCCGATCGGCCAAAGATCACGACAACCGGGCTACAGCCCGACTTTTGAGGAGACACCTTGAACGAGCAGATCGACGTATCAAAGATCGCCCACACCTTTCCGTGGACCGAGCAGACCATCATTCAGCCAGGCCACGGCGGGTTAGTGCGAGTGCTCGACAACAAAGGTGCCGAAGTCCCAATCCACACCATCACGGCACTGTGCTGCGCAGTCAGTCGCAAGATGGCATTCAAACCCGAAACCAAGGAAACACCAGCATCATGAATTCGATTGTCACGATCACCGGCCCCTCCTGCGCAGGCAAATCCACTCTGGAAAAGATGTTGAAGGCCAAAGGATTCGAGCCTTGCATCAGCGCTACATCGCGAGACATGCGTTTTGGCGAAGTCAATGGTGTCCAGTATTACTTCTATAGCCGCGAAGCCTTCTTGGCCCGCGTCATGAACGGCGACTTCGTTGAGAACGTCGATTTTGGCGGCAACCTCTACGGCGTTTTGGAAGAAGAGGTCAAGCGCGTCTTTGTTCAAGGCAGGCCAGTCGTTCTAGTGGTCGAGCCGCAGGGCTTGATCCAAGTCAAGCGTTGGTCCAAATCCAATGACGTAAACCTGTTCTCGGTTTTCGTTGACAATCCCCAATCAGTCATCGCTGACAGATTTATTTCCCGCATTACGGATGAACTGGCGGCGGCGCACACCGACATCGAGCGCACTCGCGTGCGAAACGCAGCCGCAAAACGGCTGGCGATCATGATGACTGACGAAAGAGCTTGGCAAAATCAGGCTTGGTCCACAAGATCGGGCTACAATCTGGTGCTCGACCAGTTCAATGAAACGAATTGCGAGCAGATCGTTGACCTGATCCAGTTCAAGGTCAACGACTCCTATAACGCTGAAAAGATCACACCCTTCGCACTTTGATCGCTCTGAGCCAAATTGGCACTGTTCAGACGCTCTTGGGATGCTCCTTGCTTTCCAAGAGTCCACTTTGGGACCAGCCTCTCGACAAGGTGATCCCTGAACAGCTTTTGGCTTTTAAGATGCGCTACGCTCACACTGAGCTAGCGGAGCAGGCAGACAATGAGGTTAAATGCCTCATCAACTTTCTAAAAGATGCCAACTGCGCGGTGCCCGGCGTTGATCGATGTCCACTCGTGGGCTTCACGCTTGCGACCCGAGTCGTCATGACCGCCACAGAACTGATTGAAGGTCTACAGAAGATGACCTGCGAGCAGCGTCAGGCGGTCTTGTTCGGTCTAGAGACTGGCTACATGCCAGAGATTCTTGCGACCCTGACGTGGGAGAACGTGCAGGGTTTGGAGCTTTCAGGACTTGCCAACAACATCTTGCGCAGCCGGCCACGCAGCATTGCCACCAACCTGGTGTTCTGGGAGGCGGCCAATGCCAAAGCACCACTTCTCAATTTGCGCCACTGCATCTTCGATGCGTTCGGTCTGTTGTGGCCCGAACTACGCACGGCGTATCAGACGCTGCTATGGGTAGATTCACCGTCGGAACTACGCAGATGGCAGAACCTTCTTATGCTCGTTTTATAAGCACTGCCCAGCACGTCTTTGGTGCGCATTCGATATAATTATGGTATTCGCTCACAGATGCGACTACCAGAGGCATCATGCCAGATCCAATTTGGGGCGAGCGACTTAAAAGAGTGCTCGTCCATCGAAGCGAAACGCAATCAAGCGTTGCCAGACACCTGAATGTTAGTCCTGCGGCCGTTAATAAATGGACGGCAGGCGGCCAGATCGACCACGCGACACTGGTGGAGCTAGGAGCATTCCTTAAGGTCAATCACCTTTGGTTGCGCCACGGCTCCAAACAGCTTGCAGACCTTCAAAAGGCAGACATCGCCGAGGTCAGTAAGCACTGGGCCGCCATCCTTATTAACGCCTGGCAAAGAGGGTATATGGAAGCGGCCAAGCCAGGCTTCTTGATCGGTTGCTGGGAGTTGGATCTCACCACGACACAAGCGCATTGGTCGATCGATGCCAGGCGTCTCTATCAGATCGATCCGATTACGCCGGCCACGCACTCGAAGTTTCTCGAACTAATTTCGCCACACGACCATGACGACCTGCGAGCCGCATTGGCCGATACCATCGTGCGCCGACAGAACTATGATTTTTCGTTCGAGCTACGTGAGCATCCAGAGGTCAAGCTACGCTCACTCGGTATGCCTGTGGTCTATCAGGACAAGGTCATTAAGGTCCACGGCATCGTGGCCGAACGTGACGTAATCGACGAGGCGTTTAACCTTCAGTTGAAGATTCGTCAATCCTCAGTTGACCCGGAACTTGTGACGAATATACTGCCATCCCATCAAGACGGAGACAGTTGGTGACGGATTTTGTGTCATGAGATTGTCACACAAATTTAGCTAAACGCAAAACAAAACGGGCGCCCTAAAGCGCCCGTTGTTACGACAGAGACAGATCGTGGAACTACTTAGGCTCGTGCATGAAGATGAACTCGTGGAGCACGTCATACATTTCAGGATGGTATTCCTTCAAGCAGAGCTTCAACAAAACCAACGGCTCGACCTCCAGGGCACGAGCCATCGCCTTGACGCGCGGGATGGGCAACTTGGTGCTCCCCTGCTTAATCATGGTGATGACGTTGGGTTTGTCGAAGCCGGCTTCCCGTGCGACTTCGAGTTGGGTCTTGCCAGTGGCCGCGATTGCTTGAGTCACGAACTCAGCGACCGAACGTGCCTTACTTGCTTTTGGGATAACCCTTCCTTTCGTGATGGTGGCGCTGTTCATGGTTCCTTCTCCTGTGAAATCCTTCACTCCCTAAATTGATTGACTATCCAGTCAATCCGCACCGACAAATAGTCGTCGTCTTGCGTAAGTATAGTCACTCTAGAACTAAGTCGTGACTGAACTTGGGCGCATGATAGCGTAAATCTAAGCATTCAGGGCTGAGTTATTAAAAAATTCACCGATGACTGAAATAAAGAGAATGAGCATTCACTTGGGAATCTTCACAATTTGTAACGTCAGTTTTTACAAACCGATGTAAACTTAACTCACGGCTGACTATAATAGCTCGCGCTGAGTCGGGAGAAGCAGCAGGTATGAAAAATGATTATCACAGGAGAAGCGTATGACATCAGAAGTTGTAAAGCCAGCGCATAAAACCGAAGTCATTTCTTGGGAACGAGCCGTAGAGCTGGCTTTTGAACTGGAAAATCCAATTCGACACGACCTTGGAGTCGGCGATCAGACGGAAGGAATCCACCCGGACTTTGGCCCGGTCATCATCACCACCACAGTTTCAGAGCGCGCGACACTTATCCGCCTCTAAGTCGGCACCACCTGTGATTTAAGCCCGCCGCTGAGCGGGCTTTTTAATTTCTGCCTCGATACAAAGTTGCACTGCCTGAACAAGCGAGATACTATCTACTTGTTCAGTCATGAGTGACTTAAGGAGAGCAAATGAAAAACGATCGAGTGCATATTCTGCGGGAAGCCATCGTCAAGATCACGCAGATGCTGGCGGGCAAAGACATCACTGTAACGCAACGCGGTATGCAAGCGTATGTCCAGGCTGATCCCAAGACCGGCAAGCCGGTTCGCGTCAACCTGCCGCATCTGCCTGACAACGCGACCGAGGAATTGTGCCTGGCCCTGCAAGGTTTCCTCGATCACGAAGTCGCGCACATTCTGTTCACTGACTTCCCGCTATTCACGAAAGCGCAAAAGGATGGCGGCGAGCGTCTGCGCAACATGCTCAACATCCTGGAAGACACGCGCATCGAGCGTGAAATGGCAAAGCGCTTTCGCGGCTCGGGTTCCAACCTGTCCACGATGCAAGACTTCTTCGCTCGCAAGTATGTGCAACCGAACCTTGACAAGGCGACGGCCGCGGGCGACGACATGGGCCGCATGATGGTCCTGACCATGCCGATGTTTCGCATGATGGCTGGTCAACAAGTCTTTAAGGAATTCATGAAGCCGCACATTGGCTTCATCGCTCCCGTGTATGACAAATTGAAGCATCTTGAGCCGCGCATCGAGAACCTGGCTTCGACCCAAGAGGCGCTTGATCTGGCAATCGAGATCGAGAAGATCATGACCGAGGAAGCGGCACCTGTTGGCAGCCCAGGCAAGTCCGGCAAGGGCAAGAGCAAGGGTAAAGAGAAGGGCAAGGAAGCTGGCGGCGCTGCTGCCGGTAAGGGCGAGAAGGAGGAAGAAAAATCGAAGGGCGGTAGCGGCAGCAAGAAAGCGGCACCGGACCCCGAGGAAGAGGAAGAAGAACCGAGCGCCGGCAGTGGCTCGGGCGGCGAGGCAGAACCGGCCAAAAAACCGGCCAAGGAAGAGGAAGAAAAAGAGGAAACCTCGGCCGATCCTAGCGAAGAACCGGAAGAAGAACCGGCCGAAGAACCGGCCAGCGAAGAGGAGGAAGAACATGCAGCCGCAGCCAAACCTGGCGACGATGACGAACCTGGTGACGACGATGAAGGGACGCCGCCTGTTGCTGCTAGCCCTACCGAAGATGACGAAGCTGACGGTGAGGCTGAAGAGGCGGAAGAAGATGACGGCCTGAGCGGTGCGGGAAGCCCTGGCTCGGGTTCAGGCTCAGAAGATGAGGAGGAGCACAGCACGCTCGAAAGTAGCGCCGTGTGGGACAAGCTCGACAAGGACAGCGCGACTGACTTTGACGCGAACATGAGCCGCATGATCTCGGACGACGCGGCGCTCGCAGCGAAGGATAGCCCCTACGTCATCTACAGCAAGGACTTCGACAGTGTCGAAACCATGAAGGTCGGCTCTGGCTACCGTCCCGAAATGCTCAAGAAGCTCCAAGACACGGTGGATCATCTGGTCGGGCCGCTGCAAAAGGATCTCGAACGCGCCATCGCAGCACGCTCGCTTGCAACGCGCTCGCACGGCCATCGTTCGGGCAAGCTGCATGCAGCGAACCTGTCGCGCTTGGCGGTCGGTGACAGCCGGGTCTTTTCACGCAAGCACGAATCGACCAGCAAGGATGTGGCGGTATCGCTTCTGATCGACATGAGCGGTTCCATGAATGGCTCGAAGATCAACCTGGCGGCGCAAACCGCGTATGCGCTCAGTGCTGTTCTGGAGCGTATCGGTATCAATCACGAAGTTCTATGCTTCACCACGTCATACGTGACCGCACAAGTGGAAGAAATTCGCAAGGAGATGGACAAGACCGGCGTTCGATTCAGCCGCATCGAAGGGCTTTACATGCCGATCTTGAAGCACTTCAGCGAGCGCCACTCCACTGACGTGAAGCAACGCTTTGCGTGGCTTGGGCACGTATCAGACTTGCGTAACAACGTCGATGGCGAGTGCGTCGAGATTGCGGCCCGCCGTCTGATGAGTCGTCGCGAAGGCGGCAAGATTCTGATCGTGCTGTCTGACGGCGCACCGTCAGCCGCGGGTGGTGGTGGCGGTTCGCTGCATCACCACTTGAAAGAGACGGTCAAGAACATCGGCCTTTCAGGCGTCAAAGTGATCGGCATCGGCATCGAGAGCAGCGACGTTCAGAAGTTCTATCCAAAGAACACCGTCATCAACGACATGGAAGAACTGCCGGGCCGTGTGATGAAGGAGCTGCGCGGTATGCTGTTGCAGCCGCATTAAATTGCCATGTTGGGTAAGTCAGTGCTGATTGTATTTCCTCAGCACTTACTGTATTATTCAGTTATCGCGTCGCTGTGACGCAATCGATTTAACCCCATTGAGGAGAGTTCCATGAGCGACAAAATCAAGTGCGAAGAATGCGGTGCCGAAGTCCACGTCATGCAAAAGCATCTGAGCGATAACCACCCAGACATTTCGCTGGAAAGCTACAAGAGTCGCTTCCCGAATGCGCCGTTGCTGAGCCAGCTCGCACTTGACAAGCTGGCCGAGAAGCGCGCGCTTCAAGCCGCTAATAACCCGGAGCTGGCAGTCGCAGCGATGGCAGGCGGCGCTCCCGCAGGTGCCTCGGTGACGACGCTTGTGCCAAAGGGCACGCCGCAACCCAAGGCATTCCACGAAACCTTCAAGCTCGGCAAGGTCAAGGCGGCCCTGTCAGCGAAGGGCGAGCCGATCCCCATCAAGGTGCTCACGGACGGCGACTTCCAGGACATGGTTCCCGTGCCGTCCGACGACTATGTTTGGGACATCGATGAACTCAAGAACGTGATTCTTGGCATCGAAATGAATATCCCCACCTACGTCTGGGGCCACAAAGGCTCGGGCAAGTCGGAAATGTTCGAGAACATCTGCGGTCGCACCAACCGTCCATTCATCCGCGTTCAGCACTCGGTCAACACCGAAGAAAGCCACATCGTCGGTCAGTGGACCGTCAAGGGCGGCGAGACTGTGTTCGAGCTTGGCCCATTGCCTCTCGCCATGATTAACGGCTGGATGTATCTGGCTGACGAATACGACTTCGCGCTGCCAAGCGTGCTGTCGGTCTATCAAGCGGCGCTTGAGCCGGGCAAGTCGCTCGTCATCAAGGAAGCGCCGGCGCATCTTCGCATCATCAAGCCGCATCCGAACTTCCGCATTGTCGCGACCGGCAACACGAACGGTTCGGGCGACGAAACGGGCCTCTATCAGGGCACCAACATTCAGAACTCGGCCAACTACGACCGCTTCGGCGTCGTGGTCCACAAGGTCTACATGGACAAGAAGGCTGAGTCCTTGATCTTGCAGCAGCGCGTTGGGCTGGTTGAGGACGATGCCAAGAAGATGGTCGAGTTCGCCTCGCTTGTTCGTGAGTCTTACGACGGCGGCAAGATCAGCGACACCGTGTCACCACGCACGCTGATTTACGCCTCGCAAATCGGCGTCAAGCGTGGCTCGTTCCGCACGGGTCTGACCCTGTCCTTCATCAACAAGCTGTCGCAAGTGGATCGCGAAGTCGTCAACGCTCTGGCACAACGGGTCTTTGCGTAAATGACTTCCATGAAGAATGACCCGGTGGGGTATTACGAGGCGAACATCAAGCTCGTCCACCGGGTCGCCTTGCAAGCTCAGAACCGCCTCGATCGAGCGGGCATGGGGGCCGACTACCAGGACACATTCGCGGACATGCGCGAAGTGTTCTTCAAGTCCATGATCGGCTTCGACGAGGGTTTTGGCACGACATTCTCGACTTACTTCATGCGCGCCGCCCATAACAAGATGAACCGCGTTTATGGGCCACGCATCAAGGAACGCCTGATTTATGGCGTGCGCAACGTGCAGGAGCTGCTGCACCCTGACAGTCGTGGTGAAGACGCCCTCGACTTTCTGGAGTTCGACGGCTGCGATACCAATGCACCCGATCGCATCCTTGAAGCCAAGCAGTTTTTGGAAAACCTGGACGAGCGCCTGTCGCCTGTAGCGAAGCTGATGGTGGAGTTGATCGTCAGCCCGCCCAAGCTTGCCAGCGATCAGATGGACCGCATTCAAGCGCATTCGCTTCACGTGCAAGACCTAGGCGGCACCAAGCGCCAGCTCAAAGACGTGACGCTGATTAGCACATTCATGATCCACGGCCTCGGGATTGACGCCGACCTTGTTAAAGGCGCGCGCCAAGAACTCGACCAGCTAAGAGAGCACCTATGAACTTGGAAATGGAACGAGATCAACTGCGTAAGCCTGGCTGCTTTGGTGCCGCGAGCATGTTCTCGTCAGACAGCAGCATCTGCCAGCGCTGCCCGGTCTTTGCAGAGTGTCAAAAAGTCTCAATCGAGCATCTTCAAACCTTGCGCAAAGGGATGAATGTGGATGACCTTTTAAAGCGTCACCGCGCCGCCATGACAAAGGTCGAAGATGTCGTCGAACCTGAGATCGAGGCGGTCGCACCGAACCTGTTTGCAGAAGCGGGTAGGGCGGCATTGGCAAAAGTCAAGTCGAAGCCGGCCTCTTTGAAGCCTGACGACACGGGAAAGATCGCCCGCACCACCAAGCAAGAGAAAACCGCCCTTTCGATTCTGCCCGAGCATCAAGTCATTCTCGATGCCATCCCACAGAAGAAGCCCAAGCACGAAGCGACTTCGCTTTGCAAGAGCGGCAGCATGGCGTTGCTAACAAAGAGTTGGCCCACCGGCAAGCTCGAATACAACGAGCCGATCCAGAAGTGGTTTCGGCTGGCAATCACCAAGCTCAACGAGGGTGGCTTCACGCGCAAGGAACTGGCGAGCGACTTCGTTGAAGCGTTCAAGTGGGCGCAGAGCGCCGCGACATCGCACGTCAGTATCGCAGTGCCAATTCTGATCGCCTTTGGGTTCGCCCAAGAGGTCAACCGACAAGTCAAACCATTGAGGAGCTAAGAATGGACGAAAGTGATTGGTGCGTAATTTTGTTTTTGCTGGGCCTCGTGATTGGCTTTGCTGAGCGCTATCTGAGGACCGGCAAGTGAGGCACGCGCTCTCAGTCAAGTCCGATTTCAGCATCGGGCAATCGTTGCTGCAACTCGATCACGTCATCGAGAAGGCAGCAGAGCTTGGCTACGAGTCGGTGGCGCTGGTTGACACAATGTCGATACACGGCATGGTGGACTTCACCAACAAGGCCAAGAAAAAGGGCATCAAGCCCATCATCGGCTGCTCGATCAATGTGGTCGAAGATCCAACCTACCGCCCTCCCAATGCAGCAGCACGCAAAGCGGGCGAAGTAGAGCGTCCGAATCATGGTTACACGCTCAAGGTCTATCTGCTCAATGAGGCGGGCTTGCAATCGGTTCTAGCGCTTTTGACCAAAGCATCGAGCGCAGAGAATTTTTACTATGTGCCCCGCGTTAGCATCGAGGACGTGTGCGCTTGCAAAGGCATCGCGGTATCGACTGGCGACTTCTACAGCATCTTCTCGCTGCGCGACACCGATCGGATCAGGCAGGACATCACGAAGCTGACGGACGCTCTCGGGCACGATCATGTCTTTGCGGAGCTGGTGCCGATCCACACGCCGCTGTTCGACAAGATGAACCGGCTGGCAATTGCCACACATGGCTTGGCTCACATTCCCACGCTCGTCACTTACCCGACGCTGTATCGCGACGACGCCGACCACGAGACGCTGGAGGTGCTTGGCACTATCACGTCGCAGATGAAGATGGATACCGTCTATCGGCCCAAGCAATACGTCAAGGACTTCGGGTTTCACGATACCAAGTGGTTGATTGAAAAGACCAAAGCCTCGGCCGTTCGCTTGGGTCAAGGTCATCTTTGGGCTAAGGGTCTGCGCAACATCGAAACGCTGGCGAGGCTCTGCACGTTCGAATTCAAAAAGCAGCCTGCATCGCTGCCCAAGATGGCAGACGACGAGTATGCGCAACTCGCCAAGCTTTGCATCGAAGGCTGGAAGCATCGGTTCGCGGCACCCGTGCTCGGGCATCAACCAGACGCCTCAGAACTTCCGGCTTACAAGGAGCGACTGCGCTACGAATTGAGCATCTTGAAAAAGATGGGATTCTCAGGCTACTTCCTGCTGGTTGAGGACTTGGTCAAGTGGGCCAAGAAGAACGACATCATCGTGGGTCCAGGACGCGGCTCGGTCGGCGGCTCGCTGGTCGCCTACCTGCTCGGTATCACAGACGTGGACCCGATTCGCTTCAATCTGCTGTTCGAGCGCTTCATCAATCCCGATCGCCTGGATCTTCCCGACGCTGACTTGGACTTTCAAGCCAGCAAGCGCCACCTGATCTACGACTACCTGAGCAATAAATACGGCGAAGATCGCGTGGCCGGCATCAGCAACTACTCGACGCTCGCCTCAGCCTCAGCCCTGCGCGACACGGGCCGGGTCTATGGTCTGGACAACTTCGAACTCAGCCCGACCAAGCTCGTGCCAAAAGAGAACGGTGTGAGCGCAACCCTGACCGAAGCGGCACGCCTGGTGCCCGAAATCGATCGGCTCAAAGCCGCCCGGCCCGAGGTCTGGAATCACGCCTTGAAACTTGAAGGCGTCATGCGCTCGTTCGGTCAGCACGCGGCAGGCGTGGTTGTCGCCGGCGAGCCACTGGTCAATCGGGCCGTCGTCAGCTCGCGCCAGGAGGGCCAGCGGGTTGTCTCTTGGGACAAGTGGACGGTCGAAGATTGGGGACTGGTCAAGATGGACATCTTGGGCCTGTCCACCCTTGACGTGCTTGAGATCGCCAAGCAGTTGATCGCTGAGCGTTACGGCAAGACCATCAACTACCTGGATTTGCCACTCGAAGAACCCGACATCATGGATGCGTTCGGGCGCGGCGACACCACTGGCGTGTTCCAGTTCGAGTCACCTGGCATGAAAAAGCTGCTGATCGACCTGGCTGAAGGTGGGCGCCTTACGTTCGAGGACATCACCGCGGCGACCGCGCTCTACCGACCGGGTCCGATGGACTCTGGCCTCATGGATGACTTCGTCAACATCAAGAAAGGTCATCGGGCGCCGCACTATGAGCACCCGAACATGGAGCCGGCGCTCAGAGCGACCAACAGCGTCATCGTCTACCAAGAGCAAGTCATGCAGATCGCGGTTGATGTCGCGGGATACACCAAGCCAGAAGCCGACAAGCTGCGCAAGATCATGGGCAAGAAGCTGCCCGCCGAAATGGCCGAGCAGCGCGACAAGTGGGTCAAAGGCTGCGTTGAAAAGGTCGGCTGGGATGCCATTCAGGCCGGGCGTCTGTTCGACAAGATCGAGGCGTTTGCAGGCTACGGCTTTAACCGCAGCCACGCGGTCGAATACTCGCTGATTTCCCACTGGACGATGTGGCTTCGGGTGCGCTACCCGGCTGAATATTTTGCCGCCTGCATGAGTATCGTCGATGAGGAGAAGCTTCCGGGACTGGTGAGCGACGCGCGCAAATACGGCGTCGAAGTGCTGCCACCGGACCTGAACCGCTCGACGCATCGCTTCACGATTCCAGACGACAAGACCATTCTGGCTCCGTTCTCGGCCGTCAAGGGCATCAGCCAGAATACCGCGCAACGCATTGTCGATGTTCGCACCAACCTGGGTGGCAAGTTCCACTCGATCGAAGCGTTCAAGACCGCCGCGGCACAGAAGGGTAGCAAGATCAACATTCGCGTTGTGGAGAATCTCGATAAGGTCGGTGCGTTCGCCCTGATCGACTCGACACAAAAACCACCGCGACACCCTGATCGCCGCAAAGACCAGATCGAACTGCTACCGGGCCTGATGATTGACTCGGTCAAGTCAGATCGGGTGACGGACTTGGGTGACAAGTTCTTGCGCGCCAAGGTCATCAACCTGGTGCAGGAGTTCAGCAAGTGCGAGGCGTGCAACCTGAAAGATCAGCCTCACCCGGCGCCGCGCTGCAAGACCAACGTCAAATTCATGGTGGTGTTCGACTGCCCGAGCTGGCAAGAGGAAAAAGCCATGAAGCTGCTCGAAGGTGACAGCGCAGCTTACGTGAAGGCGGCCATGAAAGAGGCTGGCCTGGCTGTCAATGAGGGCTACTACACGACGCTGGTTAAAGCCAAGAAGGATGACAAGTTCTTGAGCAACGATCAGATCAATAGCTGCGCCAAGTATCTCGATGAGGAACTGCGGCTGATAAAGCCGTCGATCATCGTGTGCCTGGGGTCAGCCAGCGTGAAGCGCTTCTTGCCCGGTATGAAGAAGTCACCGTCGGAGCTGGCCGGCACCGCCCATTTCGACCCTGACCTTGATGCCACGATTGTGTGCGGTATCAACCCGCAACAGATCAGTTTTGAGCCATCGAAAGCTGACGTTCTCCTCAAGACGTTCCAGCAAGTAGCTGATATTTTGTCTTAGTAAGAGCACCGTCTAACCTTATAGGAGAATGCTATGTCAACTCTCGAAGTGTCCGTCAATCAAGATGAGATCGAGTCCCTGATGTCCGAGCTGGAAGGCTTAACCGAAACGGGCAACGCGGCCACTGCCGCCGCCGCCAAGATTCCCGAGAAGCCAGTCGTCGAAGAAGGCGTCAATCCAGCCCAGGCTGCGGCCAATGCGGCGCTCGAAGAACGTCTGGCCGAACAAGAGAAGGTTAACGCCGACAGCGCCTTTAGCCCCGACGAGCTGGCTGAATCGCTCGAACTCGATGACATCGACAAGCGTCGCCGGGCCGAGCCAGTGGTTGAAGCGCCGCCCACAGTGACGCCTAGCGCCGCCGTAGCTGCTGCCCGCAAGGCATTGGCCGCCGTGCCATCAGAACCGCCCGCAGCAGCCGCGCCGGTCGCAGTTGAGCCTGAGACACCAGAAGATCCAATCCCGGCTCCTGCGCCCGTTAAAGCGGCCGAACTGGACTTCTACATCGACGTTGACGAATTCCGGCGCGATACCGCCATCAGCGAAGTCAATCTCGATGACCAGATGATGAAGCAAGCGGGCTTGCGAGCCTACTACGGCGCTCAAGCGGCCCGTGCCGAGGCTCAGGCCGGTCGCGTTAAGGCCCGTTTCGAGGTGGTCGAAGCAACCTTATACAACCATCACCGCAAGGAGCTGAACAAGAGCGCCGAGAAGGTCACGGAAAAGGCCATCGAGAACGCGGTCAAACTCGACCCGCGCTGGATCAAGGCCAAGAATACCGTCATCGAGGCAGAGTCGATCGCCTCGATCAACAAGAGCCTGGTGTTCAGTCTGCAAGATCGACGCGACATGATTATCCAACTCGGTGCCGATCGCCGCGATGAAATGAAGGGCGCTGCTCGCGTCATGGCTGCTCAAGACGAGCGCGACGCCCTCAGAAAGCGTGCCGTCAATGCCGCGGGGCAGGCTTCAAATAACTAGCATTTTGCCTAGAAAGTTAAGTCACCAGTGAGTATAATAGACGCGCTGCATCGAGTCTAAAACTACCCAACCTGGTGGCTAGTAAACTCAATCAAAAAATCAATCACCACTGACGATAAAGGAAAAGACGAAAAATGGACATGACCAAACTGAACGAACTGATGGGCAAGAAAAAGCAGGATCTCAAGCCCAAAGAAAAGACGATTCGCCCGCAGCCTGGCTCGAATCGCTACGTCATCCTCCGCGGCTGGCGTGCAGCGGCTCCCGAAATGTTCTTCCACGAATTCGGGCAGCACTACATCAAGGACGAAGCCGGTCAAATCCAGGCCGTGATTCCTTGCACCCACATCACGTTCGGCCGGCCCTGCGCCACCTGCCAAGGTCTTGGCAAGGCGATGCACGCAGTCAATGACGACGGCGTCAAGAAACTGCTCGAAGAAGCCAAGTCCAAAGAGGGCTACATCCTCAATGTGCTCGCGCTCGATTCGAAGACGCCCAACGAGCCGCAAATCCTCGAAGTCGGCAAGACTGTCTTCGGTCAGATTGTGGGCCTCGTCGAGGAGTGGGGCGCTCAGATTTTCGACGCTACCAAGCCGATGATCGTGATCGTCGAGCGCGAAGGCAAGGCGCTCAACACGAAGTATGCGAGCAAGACCAGCTCCAAGACCTACGATCTGCCCGCCGGCATCGTGCCCAAGAACCTGGATGAGTATGTGGCTCAGACCAGCGAAGAACAACAGCGCCGTGCTCTGAGCGCGCTGAACTCGGTTGCAGGCTTGCTGCCCGCACCGGCCACCGGCGACACGCCCAAGACTGCTGCCGTTTCGGCCAGCGAATTGGTCGAGCCGGCCGCAGCCAACGCAGAAGCAATCGCTGCGAACCCTCTGGCTGAAGAACTGGACAGTCTCCTCGACGGTCTGGACGTATAGCAAACCTCCGGCGCGCAAGCGTCTTTGGCCGGCACCCCTAACCGGGTGTCGGTCGTTTTCTTCGGAGGTCGCTAATGGATCTGCTACTCACTGACGCCAACTCAGTAGGTCACGCCGCACATCGCGGCACCAAACTTACTGCTGGCGCACTGCAAACCCAAGCCATCTTTGGCATGGTCAGGCACGTGCGCGAACGCAAACTCACCAACCCAAGCTATGTGCCGCTTGTCCTTTGGGACGGTCGCGCACAGTGGCGCTTTGATCTTCACCCTGACTACAAGAGCAACCGAAAGGACACGCCCGACAAAGTCAAAGAGCGCGCCGCGTATCACGAGCAAAAACCATACATCTTCGAACTGCTCAAGCACTTGGGCGTGCGTCAGATGACGGTGACGACGCACGAAGCGGACGATCTGGCTGGCTACTTCGTTCACAAGACGATGATCGAGCCGGCCAACAAGGTCAAGCTCGACACAGGCGATCAAGACTGGCTGCAACTGATTCGTCCAGGCGTGACTTGGCAGGATCATCGGTCTACCGCCAAGCTCCCCGAGATCACCACGGCCAACTTCTACGAGCACACCGGCTACAAAACGCCACTCGCCTTCCTCGAAGGCAAGTGCTTGCAGGGTGACACGTCAGACGTGATTAGCGGCGTGGGCAAGATGGGGGAGAAGGGTGCGCCCGAGTTCTTGGCTCAGTTCGGCTCAGTCATGGAGTTCTGGCGCCAGGTTCGAGACGGCAAGTTCGTGCCCAAAACCAAAGCACTCCAGCATCTTTGCACACCGGAAGCTCGCTCGATCTTTCTGCGCAACTTGAAGCTGATGCAACTCCACAAGGTCATCCCGCCAAAGCAGGAGAACACCAAGGTCGAGAAGGGCGAGTTCAATCCCGACGCCTTCTTAAAGCTCTGCGAGGAGCTGGCCTTCAGATCGATCACCAGCAGCCACGAAAACTGGCTGCGACCCTTTCATTAAGGAACAATCATGAGTAAAGCAGCAGCAAGTGGGGGCTTTGCAGCCCTGGCAGCAGCACTGACCAGCGCAATCGGCGCCAACGACGAGGAGTCGATGCCAAGTCACTGGCTCGATCTCGGTTACGCGCCGCTCAACAAGATTCTGGCTGGCCTCTACGGGCGTGGTTTGGCTTACGGCCGACTGTTCGAAACCTACGGGCCATCAAGCTCGGGCAAGACGGCATTGGCTCAACACATCATGATGTGCGCTCAGAAAGCCGGTGGCGTCGCGGGCTTTGAGGACTTCGAGCGCAGCTTCGTCGAGCAGATGGCGAAGTCTCTCGGTCTGGACACGACCTTCCCGCGCTTTATCTACAAGCGCCCACGCACCTGGGAAGAAGGCAACTTTCAAGCAGCCAAGGCATGCGAAACCATCCGTAAGTCGGGCGTAATTCCCGACGAAGCACCAATCGTTTGGGTGTTCGACTCGATCGCGGCCGCCATGCCCAAGAGCGTGGCTGAAAAGGAGATCGACGAATACAACATGAATGACACCACGGCGCTGTCGCGCGTGACATCAACCACGTTGAAAGCAATGGCTCAGTATGCCGGCGACTACAACGCGATCTTCATGTATCTGAATCAGATCCGCACCAAGCCAGGCGTGACCTACGGCGACCCCACCACCACACCTGGCGGCACTTCGATGGAGTTCTACGCATCGGGTAGGCTGTCAACCAGTCGCACCAAAGTGATGGAGGGCGAGAGCAAAGACTTCATCGGGCAAGAGATTCGCATCAAGTGCCAGAAGTCGAAGTTCACCAAGCCATTCGAGGAAACAACCCTGCGGCTGTCGTTCACGCCAGAAGGGGTTGCCTACTTCGACCCGGTGTTCAGCCTGATCGGGCACCTAAACGAGTTGGGTCTGGTTGAAAAAGCTGGCAACTACCTGGTGTGGGAGGGTAACAAGTTCTATCCCAAGCAACTTGCCAAAAAAATCAACGAAGACCCGGACCAACTGCTGAAACTCAAGGCGCTGCTGCCAAAAGACTAGGCTAAGCCGCCCCTGACTATACTAAGGCAACACATAGATAGTCAGGGGAGTTGTGATGGAAGTGCGTTGTCTTGGATTTATCCCGCCAGTGGTGGGTGTCGAGAAGGATTTCAACACGTTTCGCCTTGGTTCCACGCTCTACAAAGCGCTAGAGCCTGGCATGAATGTGTATCTTCTTGATACGAAAAAGCTGATTGTGTTCGGTAGCGCGGTCGTGAGGCGCATCTACAACGGCCCGCTGTGGGAAATGTGCCTCGATCACGGAGCCAACAACCACACCGAGCTGGGTAAGGACGACATCGACTTTCAGGAGTCGATGTTTAAGACGATGCAAAAGATGTTCGGGCCGCAGATCGCGCTGCCCACCAAGAATTGCACGGTGATTTATTTGAGTCGCTTGGAGTAAGGAGAATGACATGGCATTTCCAGCACTGACGGTCGAGCACATCATGCCCTTTGGCAAGCACAAGGGCGAAACGATCGGCAATTTGCTGGAAGACAACCCGAACTATATGTTCTGGTTGCGCGCCAATACCGACATCAATCTGCACGATGACATTCATGCCACGCTCGATGGCTTAATCACGTCGGACAGAAAATACCGCGGCAATCAAACCTGGGCGCAGATCAAGGCTGACAAAGTCGCCAAGGGCGTCATCGACGACTCTCAGCGGGCCGAGAAGGCTGCCGCTAAAGCCATCGAAGTGGTCGAGGTTCGACTGACGCAAGATCAAGTCAGGGAGCAAGCCTATGCTGGCACCTGGGGCGAGTGGTGATCTTCACGCCACACACCAAGAACGGCAAAAAGTATGGCGGATGGTATGTGCTCGATGACGGCCGACAGATTTACCTGGCATGGCGCAGGCCCAAGCAAATCTACTTCAAGAAAATGGCCTGGTGCCTTGACAACAGCACGCTCAACGAAGCCAAAGACCGAGCCTGTGCGGCGATAGGGGTGGCGGTCAAGGAAGGCAAGAAAGTCTCGTTCTACCTGACACGTCTTGAAGACTTCTTTGGCCCCGACAGCTTCATCAACCGCGACAACACGGCGCAACGGGGC